ATAGAGAAGTTGTTAGAACAATCTACACAACTGCAAAAGCAGGTGCTCAAGTTAATACTACAACTGCTGGTATTTTTGATCTTGACACAGACTCTAATGGTAGATGGTCAGTTGAGAAATTCAAAGGACTATTATTCCAACTAGAGAGAGATGCTAATGCGATTGGTCAATTAACAAGAAGAGGAAAAGGTAATATGATTATCTGTTCAGCTGATGTTGCTTCTGCACTTCAAATGAGTGGTGTATTAGATTACGCTCCTGCTCTTGCTACAAACCTAAATGTTGATGACACAGGAAATACTTTCGCTGGTGTATTAAATGGTAAATTTAAAGTTTACATTGATCCATATAGTGCTAACATTTCTGCTTCACAATTTTATGTTGTAGGTTACAAAGGAACTTCACCTTACGACTCTGGTATTTTCTATTGCCCTTATGTACCATTACAAATGGTAAGAGCTGTTGGTCAAGATAGTTTCCAACCGAAAATTGGTTTCAAAACTAGATACGGTATGGTTGCTAATCCTTTCGCAACAACTAACGGTGCTGGTGCAATCGATTTAACATCGCCTGCAGCTGGTGACCAGAATGTTTATTACAGACGAGTTAAGGTTACGAACATTATGTAATTTTACTTTACTGTAAAACACTTTAAAAGGGGGCTTCGGCCCCCTTTTTTTTCGTCTAAAATTCATTATAAATAGTAGTATGACAGATACAAACATAATCGATAGACAACCTTCTAAATTTGACTATGCAAGTCCGATTCAGTTTAGGTTTAAAATGACTAAATTGCCTAATGTAGAATTCTTTGTACAGACAGCAAACATACCTGGTATATCTTTAGGTTCAACAAACCAAGAAACACCTTTAAAAGATATTGCTGGCGCTGGCGATAAAGTAAATTACTCTACTTTAGATGTGTCATTTCTAGTTGATGAAAATTTAAATAACTACAAAGAAATACACGACTGGATTACAGGTCTAGGATTTCCACAAAACCACGATCAATTTAAAACTTTACAAGGAACAGGTGCTGATAGATTTCCTGGCACAACTTCAAGTACAGCTGCAACAGGAACAAGCATAGCACAACCTCTTTCAGAAGGTGGTATATATTCAGACGCTACACTTACAGTTTTAAATAATAAGAATATTGCTAAGACGGAAATAAGATTTCAAAATGTTTATCCTATATCTTTAGGTTCATTATCTTATGATATCAAAGCAAGTGATGTTGACTATTTGCAAGTACAGGCAAGTTTTAATTATATGTATTATGATATTGTACAAGTATCTTCTTCATAGTATAAAACAATATAGGATGATTTTTGATGAAAACTTTAACATGGATCGACACGGCTGTCTGCCTCGGTAATGGGCAATCAAGACAAGGCCTAGACCTCACAAAGATGAAAGACTATGCAACTGTAATAGGTTGTAATGCAATCTATCGAGATTTCACTCCTGATATATTAGTGGCATTAGATTCAAGAATTGCACACGAGATATATCGTAAGGCAAATCTTAAAGACATGAAAGTTTATTTAGGTTACTGGACGCCTGTACCTATATTTGTTGCAAAAGAAATGATGAAGACAATGGCAGACAAGACTGATATCGTTTGGAATGATAGTGATGAGGTTGTTTATCATGGTGCCGATGGTGTATTCACACTTACAAAGGGACACAATTTAGGTATAACTTATGTGACAGGAGTTTCAAAAGGAGATGAGATAATAGATATTGAGCCAGATGTAGATAATTTTGCATATGCAACAGGTAGTCGATCAGTACACCTTGCTTGTGAATTAAATGCCAAAGAAGTTTACATAGTCGGACATGATCTATATTCTGATACCGATAAGGTAAATAATATATATGCTGGTACAGATAGTTATGCCGATAAAGACGCATTGGCAGCTAGACCTAATAATCCAGATGAAACATTTAATTGGATACTACAACATAAGAATACATTTGATAAGTTTCCGAATGTTCAGTTTTATAAGGTAAATAAAGGCGAAGCAAAAACCGCTTCCACTATAAACGAATGGAGCTCATGTGTTAACCTGAAATATATAACACAAGAAAAAATGCTAAAACAGCTTTACAATTAACCGAAAAAATGATATAATACCAGTATGACATTAGAAGAATTACAACAATCAGTTAATAAAGACTTTAAATTAGATGATACCGAATTAGACGCTGAATCAATTAAGATACCTTTATTACATAACAAATATTTACAACACTTTAATAAGTTTTCTTTATTACTAAAGAAGTCTGAATACGAACATAAAACTATGACAAGAGATAAATGGGAATACTACACAGGTAAAGCAGACCCTAGTGTGTATCAAGAGAAACCATTTGACATAAAAGTATTAAAGGCAGATGTACATATCTATATGGATTCTGATCCAGAATTACAAAGAGCAGATCAGAAAGTTGCTTATCTTAATCAAATAGTTAAATACCTTGAACAAGTTTTAAGAAGTATTAATAATAGAACATTTTTAATTAAGAATGCTATTGAATGGAAGAAATTCACTAGTGGTGCAATCTAATGGAACATCAAGAAATATTCCCTACACATCTTTTTATTAAAGACGATTACATTGATCTCGATAGAGTTAATGTTATGAAAGATGATGTAATGAATATATTATATAAGAATAAACCTAATTGGCAATCAGTTTTCAATCTGGATAAAAGTATAATGTATAAAGCATTAGCAAAAGACATTGTTATATCTGCATTTGAAATATTTAATAGATTAGATTATAAAGCAGACAAAATAGAAATAACTGATATGTGGGCAAATGTACTAAAGAAGAATGAAACTCATCAGCCACATAATCATTCAAACAATTTTTTAAGTGGCGTTTTTTATTTAAACGCTGACGACACTATGCCTGGTATTACTTTTCAGGACCCAAGACCAGGTGCAAATATTATACTACCAAGAAAAAAAATGGATCATATAAACAACGCAAGCCTATTACATTATAAAGCAAAAACAAATCGAATAATTATGTTTCCATCTTGGTTAGTACATTGGGTGCCTATAAATCTATCAACGAATAATCGTATAAGTATATCATGGAATATACAGGTAAAAGGGCAACTAGGTGAACACTACGAATTTCAATCGGGACAATTCTAATCTCATCATCATAGAAAAGAAAAACGAAGTTTACATTACGGTAAACTGCGAGTCGGATATACAAAGAGAGATATCGGAGTTTTTTACTTTCTATGTACCAGGGTATAAGTTTATGCCAGCATTTCGTAATCGTATGTGGGATGGTAAGATAAGATTATTCTCACAAAAAACAAAAGAGATTTACTTCGGACTATATCCATACATCAAAGCATTTGCTGAAGAAAGAGGATACAATATAGTTGCTGGCAAAGATGTAGAGATAGATAATAAGGTTGACAAAGAAACGGTAACTAAATTTTCAAATAGTTTAGGTCAAAAATTTGAAGCAAGAGATTATCAGATAGACGCTATATATCATAGTTTAAAACGCAATAGGGCGTTGCTAGTGAGTCCTACGGCTTCAGGTAAGTCATTCATCATATATTCTTTAATTCGTTATTACTCTCATCTAATTAAGGATGATGATAATAATCGGACTTTATTAATTGTACCTACAACATCATTAGTAGAACAAATGTATACCGATTTTGAATCATATGGTTGGAATGTAAAGAAGTATTGCCACAGATTATATAGTGGTTACTCAAATCAAACAGACAAAAAAGTCTTAATATCTACATGGCAAAGTCTATATAAGTTGCCAAAAGAATACTTTAAACAGTTTGGTTGTGTGTTTGGTGATGAGGCACATTTATTTAAATCTAAATCACTTACAGAAATTATGACTAAACTACTTGATTGTAAATATCGTATTGGTCTTACAGGTACTTTAGATGGTGCTCATACACATAAGTTAGTATTAGAAGGACTATTCGGCGCCGTAAACAAAGTGACTACAACTAAAAAGCTAATGGATAAGAAACAGTTAAGTAATCTGGCCGTGAGATGCTTGATTCTTAAACATAATGAAGCCAATTGTAAAATAGTTGCTAACGGTAAGTATCAAGACGAGATAGACTATCTAGTCAGTAGTAAAGCTAGAAATAATTTCATTCGTAATCTAGCACTTAAAATAAAAGGCAATACATTAGTTTTATTTCAGTTAGTAGAAAAACATGGTAAAGATTTATTTAAAAGTATAGAAGATAAAGCGGAAAAAGATCGAAAGGTTTTTTATATATATGGTGGTGTCGAAACAGAAGAAAGAGAAAAGGCAAGAGCCATAGTAGAGAACGAAAGTGACGCTATTATTGTAGCAAGTTATGGTACTTTTTCAACAGGTATTAACATTAGAAATTTACATAATATAATCTTTGCAAGTCCATCAAAGAGTAGAATAAGAAATCTACAATCAATCGGTAGAGGTTTAAGGCTAGGCGACAATAAAGTCAATGCTACTTTATATGATATAGCAGATGATTTAATTTATAAATCTAAAGAAAATTATACCTTAAAGCACTTTCAGGAAAGAATAAATATATACAACGAAGAAGAATTTGATTACGAGATACATAATATTAACCTAAAGGATTAAAATGGATAATACAGATTATCGTATGGTAAAATTAACTGATGGTACTACTATTATGGGTACTATTAAAGTTGATAAAGATTTCTTACGAATCACAAACGCATTAGAATTAAATACAGTAAAACGGGAAACTGAAGTGGGTATGAAAGATGACTCTACTTTAGCACCTTGGTTACCATTTACAGATGATAAAACATTTGTAATCCCTAGAGATAAAATATTAGTAATTACCCAAGCGGACAAACACATATCACATTATTATGAAGTTATATTAAGTAAGTTAGAAAAAGCAAAACAGAATGCCAAACCTGTATTATCTGCCGAAGAAATGGATAAGATATATGCTTTGGCTGATCAGATGGATAGATTAAGAGAAACTGAACCTAGAGAAAATATACAATGGTCAGAAGAAGATTTAATTGATCTATTTGGAAAGAAAACTATACACTAGAAATAGCAGCTAAGCTTCTCCCCAGCGACCTACATAGTCGAGTATAACATACTTCCTAGGACTGTCAAGCATTAGCAAAAAATACTTTAAAGGCTTTACATTTAGTAGCAAAAATGATATAATGAATATATTAATCAAGAAAGATAAATTATGAGTGAAACAAAACAAAGTAAGGCGAAACTGAAACCTCATTATGTAGATAACAAGAAGTTTCTAGGCGCCATGATTGAACACCGTCTTAAATGCCAAAAGGCAGAAGACAAAAAAAGAAAAGCACCTGAAGTGACCAATTACATTGGTGAGTGTTTTTTAAAGATTGCTAATCACTTATCTTACAGACCGAATTTTATTAACTATACTTATCGTGATGATATGATATCAGATGGTATAGAAAACTGTTTACAGTACATGAGAAACTTCAACCCAGAAAAATCTAATAACCCATTTGCATATTTCACACAAATTATATACTATGCATTTATCAGAAGAATACAAAAAGAAAAGAAACAGCAAGATGTTAAGGCCAAATTGATTGCTAGTTCTGGTAGTGAAATGATGTTAGATTCATTAACTGGCGATGACGCTCAATATAAAAATCAGATGTTAGAATTCTTACAAAGAAATGTAAAAGAAAGTGACCCAGCTGAACCTAAAAAAGTAAAGAAGAAAAAGAAAAAATAGATAATGAAAATAGCGTTATTGAATGATACTCACTTCGGTGTGAGAAACGACAGTATGATCTTTGATGACTTCTTGCATAAGTTTTACAAGGAAGTATTCTTTCCATACCTAGAAAAACATAATATCAAAACACTTATTCATTTAGGTGATGTGGTTGATAGAAGAAAGTTTATTAATTTTAGAGTTGCAGATAACTTTAGAAAAGGTTTTTTAAACAAACTATGGGAAATGAAGATAGATACTCATATGTTAATAGGTAATCACGATATCTATTTTAAAAATACAAATAAAGTAAATTCATTACAACAATTATGTACAGCACCTGATGGTGTCAACGAACCTTGGATATATGTAGAACCTAAAGTAGTTGACTTTGATGGTTTAAAGATATTAATGTTACCTTGGATAAATCCTGAAAATCAAGAACAATCATTTGATATGCTAAACACAGCACAAGCTGATGTCTGTATGGCCCATTTAGATTTAAATGGTTTCTATATGCACGAGAACATAACACAAACACATGGATACGATAAGAGTATTGTAAAAAGATTTGAGAAAACATTTAGTGGTCACTTTCATTCTAAAAGTGATGATGGTCAAATATTTTATTTAGGTAGTCAATACGAAATGACTTGGTCAGATTATGGTCAAACAAAAGGTTTTCATATATTTGATACTGAAACAAGAGAAATAGAATTTATACCTAATCCAAATACCATATTTGAAAAATTAATGTACAATGATACCGAAACAAACTATGATGATTTTAATATAGATCATTTACACAATAAATTTGTTAAACTAATTGTGGTGTCTAAAAAAAACAATGAGATGTTTGATAGATTACTTGACAAGTTATATAATAAAATAACTGTACATGAGTTAAAGATATTAGAAGATTACTCCGACCTTAATGCTAATTTAGTAAGTGATGATGTTGTTGAAGGCACGGAAGATACAATGACACTTGTAAACAATTATGTAGATCAATTACCAGTTGATTTAGATAAAGATAAATTAAAGAATATGATTAAAGAAACATTTGTGGAAGCACAAGATAGTGATATAACAGCAGAATGATAGTATTTAAAAAAGTAAGATATAAAAACTTTCTATCAACAGGTCAACAGTTTATAGAGGTACAATTAGATAGATCAGCCAAGACATTAGTTGTTGGTGAGAACGGTGCAGGTAAATCAACCATGCTAGACGCATTATGTTTTGGTTTATTTCAAAGAGCATTTAGAAATATTAAAAAAGAACAAATGGTCAATAGTATCAATGAGAAAGATTGTGTTGTAGAAGTAGAATTTATCATTGGTCAAAATCAATATAAAATTATAAGAGGTATCAAACCTAATATATTTGAGATATGGTGTAATGGTGTCATGTTAAATCAAGACGCAGCTGTAAGAGATTATCAAAAACATTTAGAATCTACAATATTAAAATTAAACTTTAGATCATTTACACAGGTTGTCATATTAGGTAATGCTTCGTTTGTACCTTTTATGCAATTGAGAGCTAGACATAGAAGACAAGTCGTAGAAGAAATATTAGATATAGAAATATTTTCTAAAATGAATTTAATGTTTAGAGAAAAAGTTAAAGCACAAGATGAAGTAATTAAACAATCAGATTTTAATTGTCAGTTAATAGATGGTAAGATAGAATCACAAAAAAAACATATAGAAGATATGAGTGGTAATAATCAACAACTGATTGATAAAAAACAAATAGANATACAACAAGCTCAAACAGATATAGATAATTACAAGTTAGACATAGACAAAGTAAATAAAGAAAAAATTGAATTACAAAATGAGATATTAGATGAAACTAAAATAAATAATAAGTATAAACAACTTCACAATATGGAAGCAAAGTTAGAAAATACTTGTAGTAAACACAAGAAAGATTTAGAGTTCTTTGAAACTCACAACGATTGTCCTACCTGTCAACAGGCTATAGATGAGGCATTTAAATCAACAATGATTGATAAGAAGAAGAACAAGGTCATTGAAATAGATAGTGCTATGGGTCAGTTAGTAAAAGAAATTACGACTACTGAACAAAGATTACATAGTATAAATGAAACAATGGTCACAATACGAGAAAAAGAATTATTGATTAATAGATATGAAACATCTATATCAGAAATTGAAAAGTATATGACCAATAAACAAAATGAAGTTGACGAATTAGAAGATGACAAGTTTACCACTGGCGCTGCAACAGGTAAACTAGAAGAATTACAAGAACAATTAACAAATGCTGAAACAGCAAAAGTTAAACAAAAAGAACAAAAAACTTATCTGGATACTGCTAGATATCTTATGCAAGATACAGGTATTAAAACTAAAATTATTAAACAGTATCTACCGATAATGAATCAGTTTATTAATAAGAATTTAGCAGACATGGACTTTTTTGTTAATTTTACTTTAGATGATGAGTTTAATGAAACAATTAAATCTAGGCACCGTGATGAATTTAACTATCACTCGTTTAGTGAGGGCGAGAAGTTAAGAATAGATTTGGCAATACTATTTACTTGGAGAGAGATTGCTAAACTTAAAAACTCTACAAATACAAATCTATTAATATTAGATGAAATATTTGATAGTTCATTAGACGCTTCAGGTACAGATGAGTTTATGAGAATATTAACAAACAAACTAGCAAAAGAAAATGTTTTTGTTATTTCACACAAAGGTGAT